CTGTTAATCCAGTATAAGATTTGATGAATTTCTTTGCCACACTTAATAAGTTTGCAAGTTCTACTTCTGAATATTCTCCATCTTCAAGTCTTAAATACTCGACAACATTATTTACTGTTATTTCGCTTACTTTCATTCTTCTTACCACCTTTCGTGGTCTTTTCTTGTTTCACTTCTTCTATGTATCCTGCTTGTAAAAGGTCTTGGAGTACAGCTTTATCACTGCACTCCTTAACCTCCCCTTTATACATAGAAAAAGTACCAGCAAAACTAACTTTCGCTCGTACTAACATTAGATCACCTCAATTACGCTGTAGCCATTACTAATTTAGCAATCTTCTGCGCATTTTCAACCTTGGAGTCAATTTCAATCCATCCTACAACTCCTACAGCATGTTGTGTAGCGAATTTTTCTCTGAGCACTTCGATAGAAACATCTTCTGACAGTTTAACAGCAAGGCCGCTCATGTCACCATAATAAATTGCAGTATTTCCTGCTGCCATAGTTGGCATATTTTCGGATGTGTAAACATCTTTTCCAAATAAGGTATAACCCCATTTAGAAGTAGCGTCTTTGTTAAGAATATAATTGCCGTCATCGTCCTTTAACTTCCTGATAGCTGTTCTTGTTGCCTTATTCATAATCCAAATAGCATTAGCCTGGTAAGTATCTGGAACCGCCTCTTGCAAATCAATCAATTCGTCTGCAGTAATAGTTGTTGAGCTTGCTGTTGTTACTGTTTGGGTTACTGTTGATAGTCCAGCAATCCTATTAGTTGTACCATTTAGTAACTCATTTTCTATCCATCTGCTGATAGCCTCTGCCATTGCGTTAATAACAAAGCTTACAATATCAAATTGAGAATTATTGATAAGGGACTTAGATATCTTTGTTAATGCTCCTGCTAAAAATCCCTTAAGTTCTATGCTAGCAAATTTCCCGCTTGTAGATTCAAGATCAGTAAATTCTGTAGCATAAGCCATCTCAATTTTTTGCGTAGTCTCATCATAATAAGGAATAGTTAATATGCCGCCTACATTGTACCTAGTTGCAAGCTGATAGATCGGGCAAATATCATACACCTTTTTTATGATTTTATTTGCAATAGATGTAGGAATAACTGCTCCATTATCACCTACTGCAAGGTTTACATCTGTTCTCTGTTCTACAATTCCTCTTATGTAGTTTTCAAAAGCTCTTTCTTCCGCTTCTGCTCTTTCTTCTACACTCTTGTCCTTATTATCATCTGTTATTGTATAGTTACTTGCTCTTTTTTCAGCTTCGATAGTTGCATCTAAATTGCTAATTTCCTTTTCAAGAGCATTAAATTGTGCCATTTCTTCTTCTGTCATAGCTCTCTTTTCTTCCTTTGCCTTATCCAATATTGATTGCATTTCTGCTACTTTCTCATTTCTTTTTTCAATTAAAGCTTTTAACATATTTTTATCTCTCCTTTAACTTATTAATTTTATTTTGATATTCTGTGTAATCAATGTTTTGCTTTTTATTTTCAGTCAGATCCTTAATATTTACTTCACACTCAAATGCTCTTACTTCAATTTCTTTCTCTTCTTCTGCTCTAACTTCTATAGATGTGGCCGAGTAGACAGGAAGCTTTCTGAGTGCTAAAGTGATTTCTGTCATTACAAAGTCTTTAACTCGTCTAAGAGGTAGTTTACCAGCTCTTTCTTCTATCTCATCAACTACCTTCATCATGTTAAAGCTCCAGCCTTTTAATTTCCCTTGTTTCGCTCCTTCAATCACCTCCTTGTCTGTTATAATTGCTTCTGCTCTTAGGCCTATTTCATCTTCCCAGACTTTCAAATTGCCTTCTTTTATTGAAGCTATTTTCCTTTCGTGGTCCACCATTAAATCAACGTTATCCACCTTCTGTAATGCCCTTTGAAAAGCTCTTTGCTCAATAACCTCTATAACCTTTCCTCTCGGAGTTATAACAGGTCTACTCTCTCTGCCTGGCACATTAACATACCCGCTTATATGTAGACCATCAGCTCTGATTTCCGCTTTCATTTTCCTCACCACCTTTCAAATCTTCCATATTTTGAGCCATATTTGTATTAGGTGTATATATTTCCTTTGTTTTAGGATTGTACAATACACTATCTAATCCAAGCTTTATCCAGTCGATTCCTAACGCTGGCAAATCCTCCATGTATCTAACTTCATCAATTTGCATGAAATTAGATTCAATAGCTGTCTTATAAGCTTCAAATCTTTCCTTAATATCGCCTTTCAACATTTCTTTTGTATCAAAGGCAAAATAAAAAGAACCTTTCTCTCTTTCGAGTAAAAGTTCTCTATTTAAAGCACATTCTATAGCTTTTAATACAGGCATTACACCCATTTTAAAGGCGTTTGTGTATTCTTGTTTACTTGCTGTTCCCTTGATAATATTTACAGGTATATTGAATAACTTGCAAATTTCTGCCGAGTTAGTCTCTTTATTTTCATTAAGTTGCATTTCTACACTAGTATTAGAAGCTTCCTGAAATTCAAGTCCTTTGTTTAATACAACTACATTATCGCTATTATTACTATAAAGATTTCTCCAAGCTTCTTTTAGCATTCTAATAGCATCTTCTGTAAGAGTTTTCTCTGACTTAAGGAATCCTTTTTTATTTCCACCTTTTTTAACAAGCGTTTCTTCAAATATTAATGAGTTGTAAGCAACACTTAATATTAATTTATTTTCCTCAATTAAGCTTACACCCTGTGCACCATCTTTCGTGTTCCTCAATATCTTAATAAACTCGTATGGCCAGTATTCTTTGCCATTAACCATAATTTTATATTTTTTAAAAATAGGATCTATATCTTTTATTGTAGATATATGAGTTTCATCTACATAATGAAGGCTCACAACATCATTGAAACGTCTATTAATATAAGCATAGCCACCTTTACCTAGAAAATAGTCAGTAATAATAGCTCTCCAAAATTGAACTGCATCCAAGGTATCCTTAGTATCATCATTCAATAAGTTTACCCTATTATCATTTTTAACTTCTTCAGCTTTGCCATTATTATCTCTATATAATTTAATTGGTATCATAGATACAGTATCAGCTATGAATGTAATGCAACTTTTAACACTTGCAATATTTAAAGCTTCTGATTTAGTTACTGTAGTATTACCTAATAATGCTTTTAAAAGAGCAGTTTCTGCTTGGCTAATTACATCTTCCGCTCTCTCTTCTTTTTTCCATGGCCACTTCAAATTATCACCCCCTCCTAGATTACTTGTGCTGCAAAATTATCTGTTCCAAACAATAAATCTTGCTGCAATAAATAAATTGCATTTATTAGTGCCACTACCATATCAACTTTACCCTCTGATTTTTTCTTATTTACATACTTATTTAAGTTAGTATCTTCAGTACATCTAGCATTTTGAAAGTTTATTTCTAGCATTAGATTTTCATCATATCTAAATGTTTTATTTAAAATACACTCTTTTAACAATTTAGTAGGCATATGCAACACACTTGAATGTTGTTTAATCTCAACACATTCATATCCAGAAGCTTCAAGTTTTTGTACTGTAGAAATAGCATTGTATCTGTCATATCCTACTTGTTGTATCTCAACTCCATACTTTTCTTCTAGTTTTAATATAAAATCTTCTATAAAGCTATAATCAATAACTTCATCTCCACATTCAAAACATACACCTTGTCTAATTAATTTATCATAATCAACTTTTTCTTTTTTACTTTTTAATAGTTTTTTATCTTTAGGTATAAATCCCCAAACTTTTGCATATATCTTACCTTCATGTTCACATACCATAGCAACTGCTGTATTATCATCCGTTTGTGACAAGTCTAATCCTACCCACACTCGCTTACCTTTCCAGAACTCTAAATCTTCTTTTATTTTACACTCTCTAACCTTATCAATCGGAATATATCCTTCTACTCCTAGGCCTTTGTACTTTATGTTGTTATGCTTGCACAAGTAATTCTCACGTTTATTTTCGTAAAGAATTGCCATAGTACGCATGTCTTTAATCGCATTAAAGATATATTCATGCGCTACAGCTACCGGATTGGATTGATATATTACTAAATCATTAGTCATCCACTGATCATTGGTTAGTAAATCATCATCCGGTTCGTATAAGAGAGAAAATCTTCTTTTATCATCAATTAATCCATCTAACACCTTTTTAGATATATCAATTTCATCAATCATGGCATTATTGTCATTAGGGTACTGGGTACTGATTATGATACCTAGCTTATTGTGTAAGGTTATCTGTGATGACCTCATAGCCTCTATTGGGTAGCTATCCATAGCCCCTGCTTCATCTGCTAGGAAAGCATTGGCCATCTTACCATCCATTCTATCTTCACTATAAGCAAGCGGGATATATTCACTATCTGTAAGTAAACATCTGATTTCACTTCTAAGAAGTTTAAATACATCATCTTCTGCTA